CACACGGCGAGAATCCTGGTTGATGCTATCCCAAGGGTTTATGACACGAAACGAACCATCAGGGTATTGGGCGAAGACGGAAGCTCCAAGATGGAGCAGATCAACGATCAAGTGCGCGATGACGAAACAGGCGAAATGGTCGCGCTGAATGACCTGAGAAAGGGCAAATATGACGTGACTTGTGATGTTGGGCCTGCCTTCAAGAATCGCCAGCAGGAAACCGCCCGAGCATTCATTGATATGGCGCAACTCGATCCTTCCATTGTCGCTCAAGGCAAGGACATCTGGCTGGCTAATCTCGCCGCTCCAGGCATGGACTTGATGGCAGAGCGAGCAAGAAAGCAGCTTCTTGAATCTGGCATGATTCCTGATGACCAGATGACGGATGAAGAAAAGGAGATACTCGCGCAGAGAATCGAGCAGCTTGAGGCAGAGCAGGCACAGCAAGGGCCTGACCCAATGGCACAGGCCGTCATGGAGCAGACCCAAGCGAATACGGCAGATGTTCAGTCCAAGGCCGCAGAGCGTGCCGACAAGATTCAGTTAGCCGCGGACAAGCAAGAGTTTGAAGAAGCTAAGTTTGCCGCTGAATTGAATCAAAAGCAGATGAAGATGTTTGCAGACCAACAGACCGCCATTGTGAATGCACTGAACACGCAAGCGCAAACACTAAAGACCATCCGTGAAGCGATGGGCGTTGATGCCATTGTTGGCCCAACCAATACGCAGGCTTACGCTCAACAGGCAGAAATTGTCACTGAATCGCAGGAACGTGTTGACCCTGATTTAGAACGTACTAATATAACTAGACAGTGATATTAATATGCTAATATACACAAGTAACGAATAACTGATATACTTAGAACAACCTACGCGAGGTTATCGCGGCCAACTACTCGAAAGAGGCTACTACCATGACTGAAGAGCTACAAACCGCTGAAAGCGGAATTACCCTTGACATTGATCCTGTTGAGGTTGATAACGCGGAAACGGCAACCACCGAGAGTGGAGCAGAATTAGCAACTGCAACTGGAGAACACCAGGATAAAACCGATGATGGTGTGCAGAAGGCTATCAATAAGCAACACTCTAAATACCGTGCGGAAGAACGATTAAAAATCGCCGCACAAAATGAAGCAAGGGTGCTTAAAGAAAAGCTAGATGCAATCGAGGCTGAAAAGAGGGTGGTTATTGTCCCTCCTGTACCTGACCCTTATGATGAAGATTATGAGGCTCAAGTAAAAGCCAGAGATGAAGCCATTACGCGGAAGGCGACTCAAGACGCACAGCAGCAAAACGTTATTGAGCAGCAAACCGCAGCGCAAGAAGCAGCAAACCGAGCAGATCAAGACCATGTGCAGTCATTAGTAGACGACTATACAAAAAGGATTGTGACGCTTGGGCTTGATCGAGTAGAGATGGAGAGCGCAGGTAGGACAGTAGTGGACGCAGGTATTTCTGGTGAGATAGCAGAGTTTATCCTTCAGCAAGAGGATGGGCCGCTTATCACGAAGTATCTAGCAGCAAATCCAATCGAATTGGACGACCTGCGACATTTGCCACCAATCCAAGCTGCACTCAAGATCAATTCCGACATCAGGTTAGCTGCCTCTGCAATGAAACCACAGGCATCTACTGCGCCCGATCCGGCAGAAACATTGACAGGTCGTGGGGCTGGTGAGCAGAAGAATCCGCTTATCGCAGGTGCTACATTTGAATAATTAAATGTAGGAGTAGCTAACTCATGGCTAGTACAAACAATCTATCGAGTAACTTTTCGCGCCCGATTGCGGAATCGTTCCTCAAGGGCTTCGAATCCTCACGCGTTCTGACAAAATCAGTTGATACCCAACTTCTGTCAGGCAAATTCTCACCAAAATCCGGTACTCAGGTAGACTTCAAGCGTCCACATGACTACAAATCAGACCGCACAGCCGATGGTGATATTTCAGCCGTTGACTCATCTGACATCATCTCAGGTAAGGCAACTGGTACAGTCCAGGACTACTTCACTGTCCACATGGATTGGGATGAAGTCGATCAGGCATTGAAGCTGGATAAGCTGGATGAAATCCTGAAGCCATCAGCAGCACGTCTTGTGACCGACCTGGAAACAGATTTCGGCGCTTATATGTACAAGAACTGCAACCTTCACTACGGTACTCCTGGCACTGCTATTGATGCTTGGGGTGATGTTGCTGGTGCAAACGCTCTCATGGACTCAATCGGTGTTCCGAATGATATGGAACGCTGCTATGTGATGAATCCATTTGTTGCCGCAGCCCTTGCTAACACTCAGTCAGGTCTTTCATCTGGCGATAATGGTCTGGTCAATACCGCATGGCAGAATTCTTTGATTTCTGACAAGTTTGGTGGTCTGCGTGCTATGACTTCAAATGCCCTGGCATCACGCACCTCCAGTGACGCAGCAGACCGTGCCGGTACGATTGTTGGTACACCTACTGCGACTTATGTTGGCGCTAAGGACACCATGACGCAGAGTATCGGCGTAACAGCCTTCACTGGTGCCGCCGTTGTCAAGGCCGGTGATATTGTTCAGGTAACTGGCAAGAATCGCTTGAGCCTTTCTACTCGTCAGGCATTCCTTGACGGTACAGGCGCTCAAGTTAAGTGGTCTGGTGTTGTGACTGCTGATGTGACCCTCGGTGCATCTGGTGAAGGGACGCTGGTTGTTGCTGGCCCTGCTCTCAATGAAACCAATGGTCAGTACAATACCGTCGATGTCGCTCTGGCAGAAAACGATGTTATCACCATCCTTGGTGCTGCTGATGCAATTTACCAGCCTGCCATGTTCTTCCACAAGACAGCGTTTGGCATCGGTACTGTCCCTCTGAATAAGTTGTATGCAACAGACACCATTGCTACAACTGAAGATGGTATGCAGATTCGCATCACCAAGTATTCAGATGGTGCAGCCAATAAGCAGAAGATTCGTTTCGACCTTCTCCCTGCTTACGCGACCTTTAACCCATTTTACGCAGGCCAAGGGTACGGCGTTTAACCAACCGGATAGAGGGGGCTTCGGCTCCCTCTATTTCCACTAATTCGAAGAAAGATTAAGGAATAGCCATGTCTGAGCAGGCTGGAGACATTATTAAGGATGCGCTCACCGAGATTACAGTTCTTGGTGCAGAAGCTCCTGTAGAGCCTACGGACGCACAAGGGGCTATTCGTTATCTAAACCGCACGATGGCCGCACTCGATGCCAAGGGCATTGATTTAGGCTATACGGAAGTAAGCGACTTTGCTGATGAGATAACCGTTCCAGCAGGCGCTAATGAAGGCATGGTGGCGATCTTGGCGATGCGTCTATGGACGCAATACTCAGACGGACAGCCGCCTCCACCAGTATTAGTCGCATCAGTCATTGATGGGCTGAATACGCTTCGAGTCTTGGCCGTGACTGTCGGACAGACCGAATATCCGAATACTCTACCTATCGGCTCTGGCAATGAAGGCGATGCAACCTTCAGAACAGATCATTTCTACGCAGATTTGCAAGACGATATATTAGCAGAATCAACCGGCTCGATTGGGCTTGAGGAATCAACCGTATGAGCAATCAGTCCAATGGCCGCAAGATAAGCAAGTTCCTACAGGCTACCAGTGTAACCAGTGGAGCCAAGTTCACTTATATTGTCAATAACACAAATTACTCGATACTTGATACAGACTTTTACGCAGCACTTGGCGTAACTGGCACGATTGTTCAGGATGGCGCGGTAACAGGTACACCCATCCTTGATACTGCCGGAACAGTCAATAATATCCGCAATCTTGAGCCAGGTTCAGGCATCAAGACTTCTGTATCTGCTGAAAATGGCGTGACGATTGAGCAGGATTTCATAGAAGATACTGCTGGCGTAACACTTGTTGAAGACCTTACTGCCGATCAGCCAAATTTCAGATCATTAGTCGCAGGCACAGGGGTCAATGTTTCTGGCTCTGGTGGCGAGATTCAAATCGCTTTATCTGCTATCCCAGCAGGCACAAAAACTGTCATCGTCAATGATATTAATGACTTTCCTGCTGCTGTCGCTGGAGTGATCACGCTTGCAGATGAAACTGAATACGCGATACGAAACGATATAACCACAGCCAGCCGCTTTGTATTGGGCGATAATTGCGTAATAAGCGGGGCCGATAATGTTATCACCAAGCTGACTTATTCTAATTCTGG